AATAATAATAAATATAATAATAATAACAATAATATATTATATAATAATTATAACAATAATAATAACAGTTATAATAATAATAATAATAATAACTATAACGAGAAAAAAAATAAAATTTTTGATGTTGAAAGAAAAATGCTTAAAGATATCGGTTTAAATACACTAAAACATTTTAACAAAATAAATAATATAAAAAACATGCAGTCGTTTATAAACTATTGTATCGACAACAAAGCTATATTAAATCAAAAGCATATAAATTATGCTGTTGCTTGTTATGAAAATTTTTCTAAAAAGAACACAAACACAAGACCTGCTAGTAGAATAAAAGCAAATTTAGTAATCAATAAACCAAAGCCTAATGTGTCTAGTGTTACAGAGAAACAATTTTTACAAGAATTAGGTGCAAATAGCTATAATGAGTTATCAGCTTTTAATAAAAAATTATTTGATAAAATTTTTCAAAAAACTATTGACACAAACAAAATAATGTGTTATAATTAATTAAACGGAGTGATGTTGTAATGAATGTTTTTGTTTGCTTATTAGAAAAAATAGGGGAAGGTGGTGAAAAAGATGATTGAGCTTAAAAAACTAGAACACATAAATGGTGTTAAGAACGACAACTATCAAATAGTTTATGAACCAAAAATTAATAAAGAATTATTTATAATAAACCATAAAACAAATAAAAAAATATTATCAATCGATATAAAAAATATATCAAAAATGAGTTTTTATGATATTTTATTTATACTTGGTTTTGATATATTGATTTTAGATGATTTGAGAGAAGGTAGCGAATATTATAAAGAGTGTATGGAGTTGTTAGTCAACTACCCCACCCTATAGAGGGTGGAGCTTGTAAAAGCTCAAGTTGACTACCCTAAGTCCTTCGAGGACTACGTTATATAGGTCATAACACCTACGGGCGTTTCTCCTAACTCGTAGCTCTGTTGCTTAACTTTAAACAATCCTGTGAGGTAGGGATAGTGAGTTAAGTGTAAAAAGCCTATATAACATTGGGGAAGGAGACATTACTCAAAAAGGAGGTATACTTTATGTTAGTATACGTTTTAAATAAGCATGGTAAGCCTTTAATGCCTTGCAAACCATCAAAAGCCAGAAAACTTTTAAAGCAAGGCAAAGCAAAAATAACACAAAGAGAACCGTTCACAATTCAACTTATTTATGGTAGTAGTGGATACAAACAGCCTATTACATTAGGTATAGATGCAGGAAGTAAATTTATTGGAGTGTCTGCTACAACAGAAAAGCAAGAGCTATTTTCAGCAGAAGTAAAATTAAGAAACGATATAGTGCAATTATTATCAGAACGTAGGCAGTATCGTAGAAGTAGGAGATATAGAAAAACAAGATATAGAAAGCCACGATTTTCAAATAGAGTACGAAGTAAAAATAAAGGTTGGTTAGCACCTTCTATTGAAAACAAAATACAAACTCATATTAAGTTAATAGATAAGGTTCACAAAATACTACCTATAACTAAAATAATTATAGAAGTAGCTTCCTTTGATATACAAAAGATTAAAAATCCTAATATAGAAGGCGTAGAATATCAACAAGGTGAACAGTTGGGATTTTGGAATGTAAGAGAATATGTTCTTTGGAGAGATAATCATACTTGTCAAATTTGTAAAGGTAAGAGCAAAGACAACAGGTTAAATGTTCATCATATAGAAAGTAGGCAAACAGGTGGAAATGCACCTAACAACCTCATAACTTTGTGTGAGACCTGCCACAACAAATATCACAAAGGAAAACTGAATGTTAAATTAAAAAGAGGGCAAAGTTTTAGAGATACTGCATTTATGGGTATTATGAGATGGACGTTTTATAACAGATTAAAAAATATCTATCCAAATGTAGAATTAACTTATGGATATATAACAAAAAACACCAGAATCACTCATAAGTTACCCAAATCACACATAATAGATGCTCTGTGTATTAGCGGTAATCCAAAAGCAAAACAATTAGATTATTGGTATTATATCAAACAAGTAAGAAAGCATAATAGACAAATACACAAAGCTAAAACATTAAAAGGTGGAATAAGAAAATTAAATCAAGCTCCTTATTTAGTAAAAGGTTTTAGGTTATTTGACAAAGTAAAATACAAAGGGCAAGAATGTTTTATATTTGGTAGAAGAAGTAGCGGATATTTTGATTTAAGAAAACTTGATGGAACTGTAGTTCACAGGTCAGCAAGTTACAAAGATTTAAAACTATTGAGTAAAAGAAAAACATTATTATGGGAAAGGAGGGAAGGCGTTTCCTCCCCAACTTAAAGAAGTTGGGGTCTCCACGCCTTAATTTTGATGAATTAAAAAAGACACACTGTACTAATAAATTTTACGGTATAATATAATACAAAGGGAAGTCAAGGAGTGATAAAAAATGGATTTAATTGTATATTTTAAAGATGTATTTGTTTTTTCTATATACAAATCTGTGTTTGATGAATATTTTGTAAACAACATAGATTATGACGACAAAAACTCTTTAGATGAGTTTGATAAATTAAATATAGCATATAAAAATGGTGAAAAATCTATCTTCATAAACGAAAAAGAGTATTATTATAAAACATCAGAAGAAGAAAAGGAACTTGGAGATGGCTATGTTCCTGCAATAATAATAAACAAATTAATAAAAGGATTTGCAGAAACTATTGGTGTTGATGTTGGAATGGAAATATTTAACGCTCTAGGAATTAATGCAGACAAAATGAATGAGATATATAATTCTGTTTTAAGTCAGACGACAGACGAAGATAAGGTGTGTTAATTATGGGGTTAGAGAAAAGATATGTTACTATAACGACATCTGTATCGTCTGACGGGCTTGGAGTGCCAACTATAAGCATTTATTTTAGTTATTGCGATAAAAAAAACAAAACTGGATACTTTTGTCCGATGTGTCAAAACAAAGAGTTGCAGGATGACGGATTTGGAAATGAAATGTCTTTAAGTGAGATTATAAGTGTTATAGAAAACAAAATTAAAAAACTGTTTATTATGTTTGATGAAATAGAAATAGCTTTTGTTGGTGGTGAGCCACTTGCAGAGATAAACAGAGGGTACGTTTATGAAATAGCAAAACATTTTAAAAAGCTTGGTATAAAAAATATTATTTATACTTGGCGAACAATAGAAGATTTAAAGATAGAAAATATAGATATAAGTCATTTTGATAGAATAGTTTGTGGAGAATATATTGATAAATTAAAAGATGATAGTTATATATTAGGCTCAACAAATCAATATGTTATCAACAACAAATACGAAAAAATTATAAGGAGGTAATTGTGTTAAAATTATATTCAACTGGATGTCCAAACTGTCTGGTGTTGGAGAAAAAATTAAAAGAAAAAGGTTTAGATTATGAAAAAATAGACGATATAAACAAAATACAGGAACTTGGATTTAGGAGTGTTCCAGTTTTAGTAGATAACGAAAAGGTTATGGATTTTATATCTGCTATCAAATATATAACAAATTTGTAAACTACCAAAGTCTTTTGGCTTTGGTTTTTCAATCTAAAAAAATATGGAGGTATCGATTTATGGATTTATGGATTAGTTTAGACAAGGATTTCGAAAAGCTTTTTAAAGAGTTATCACACGAACATCATGATTTTATGAAATTAGAAGGTCTGACAAGCGACAAACTAGACCCGACTAGATTTTTTAAAGGGTTTATTGCTAGTGGAAACGTGGCAGACGCTAGTATAGACCCAAATAGTAATGTTGGTACACAAAACATAAACACATTACTTAATGAGATGAGCAAACCATTTCAAAAGTTATTATCTTTAAATAAATTATTTATTGAAATGAAAGAAGAGTTTGGTTTAGAAGTTGCAGAAAAGGCTATTAAAGCACATATTTTAGGAGATATTTATATACATGATTTGGCAAGTTTCTCATATATACCATACTGTTACGCTTATAGTCTAAAACCAATAGTTGAAAAAGGTTTATTTTTTATAAATGAAATGAAAGCAAATCCACCAAAACATTTAGACACATTCAACTCACATGTAATGGAAACAATAGCGTTTCTAACAAATTTACAAAGTGGAGCAGTTGGTATACCAGATTATTTATTATGGAGTTTTTATTTTTGGAAAAAAGATAAAGAAGAAAATTATATTTTTGACCCAGAAAAATATAAATATCAACAATTCCAAAGAATGATATTCGAACTAAATCAACCCTATTTAAAAATAAACCAATCTGCATACACTAACATATCTATACTAGATAGAGATTATTTTATAGGATTGTTTGGAAGTCTGGTTTTCCCTGATGGAACTATGGCAATTGATTATATTGAAGAGTTTATGCAATATCAAAAAGATTTTATGAAATTTGAAAGCAAATTAAGAGAACAAAAAGGTTTTACGTTCCCAGTATTAACATTTTCGTCTATATTTAAAGATGGTCAATGGCAAGATGAAGATATGGCTAAATTCATAATAAAACACAACATGAAATGGGGAGATACAAATATCTATGTTAGTGAAAATGCAGACGCACTTAGTTCTTGTTGTAGAATGACTTTCGACACAAAAGAAATTAATAAGGGTAAAGCAAAATTAGAAGGTAACTTTAACTCAATAGGTGGTTCTGACTTATCAATAGGGTCTACAAAAGTTATAGACATCAATTATGCTAGAGTTGGATATATAGCAAGAGGTGATTTTGAAAAGGCTAAGCAAATAGTTAAAGAATTAACTGAGTTAATACAAAAAATACATTTTGTACATAGAGAAAGAATACTTAAAAAGAATATTGAAAGAGGATTATTACCACAATACACACATGGTTTAATGAATATGGATAGACAATATGCAACAGTTGGAGTTGCGTCTTTAGAAGAGTTTGTTTGGTTTATGGGTGGTATAGATAAAGATGTAAATGGAGAGTTGTCTTATAATGACTACGGTTTGAAAATAGCGTCTGAAATAACTCAATATGTAAATGATTTAGGTAAAGATACTATTGATAAATATAACTTTACACAATCTCAAGAAGTTAGCCCAAACGAAAGTGGAGCAGTAACACTTCTAAAGAAAGATAGATTATTTTTTAACGATAATATAGTTGATAAAGTTGCATACGCTAATCAATTTACTGGACTAGACCAAAACTTTCCTCTAGAAGAAAGAGTTAGGGTTGATGGATATCTTGCAAGTAAAATGAGTGGTGGAAACATATTACACTTAAACATAGTAGAAGATTGGAGTAGTTTTGAAGCAGCTTTTGAATTCAATACAAAAATTGCAAAAAATGGTTCTAAATACTGGAGTGAAATAAGAAAATATCAATACTGTAAAAACGACCACAATTTCTTCGGAGATAAATGTCCTATTTGTGGTGAAAAACCAAAAGGTGATATAATAAAAATAGTTGGATATCTTGTTAAAAATGAATATTATCAAAAAGAAAGAAGAGAAGAATTAGAACACAGAAAATTTTATAATGTAAATAAAAAAAGTATTGACAAAAAATAAAAAATAATGTATAATTATATTGTCGTAAATATTAAGTGAGTCACTACTTTAGTGTGAGGTTTATTTACAAGTCCTGAGCATGACTATAAACTGCTTAAATAAATATGCCACCAACTAATTATGAGTATTTTGAGTTCAATGTTCATTTAACCAAACTAGAACATGGACTGGTAATTATGAGAATTTATTTTTAAATTACCAAGAATACTCCCACTTCTTTAAGT